AATTTATTATGTGTATATAAACGTCTATGATAAGTCATAAAAGCATTTGTTGCATCTTTACCTACAAATACTTCAACAAATAATTTACCACCTGGATGATTTTCAGCTAATTTATCAGTTGAATATAATATATTATCGATTTGTATTATATTATCACTGTATATTTTGCTCATAAATATATTATATTAAACGTTTTATAATATCTTTATATTAATTATTAATTTCACTTTCACAACATGTAATACAATAAAATGGATTTTTGATTAATTTTTCATTTTTTATTTTTTTAATATTAATACAACAACCCATACAAATAGATTTATTGCAAATACTACATTCTACTTCGAAAGTATCAGGAAATTCATCAAAACATATATTACATATTATGTACTTCATGGCATAATAATACATATTAATAATGTTATTAATATTATATAATAAAAAGCTTTCATATTATTTTATATATATATAAAATTAATTATATTTATTCAATAGCCTTCATACTAATATTAGAAACAGGTTTATATTTAATAATATCTAATTCTTTACAAGTAGTTTTAAAAAAATCATTTCCATAAATATCTTGTAAACATAACCATTCAAATAAACCACCAACATAAATATATACATTTAAAAAACCTAATTGTTTAAGTTGTTCGTATTTTTTGTATGCGGAATAATCTGAGTAATTTTTACCATATACAATGATTTTTGTATTATAATTTCTATTATTAATCATATTATTTATTAAATTTTCCTCTTTATGATATGATAATGTACCATTAATTAAACATATTTGTTCATCACTATTTAAAGTATTTATTAGTAACATATCATTATTATTTTTTTGTAAACTTTGAATATCTTCGTAATTTGCTTTTTGAATAATAGATGGTGAATTACCCATAAAAATTTGTTATAATAAAAAATAACTAATTAAACCAATATTTATTTATTCATACATTTATTTATGATTAAATCAATATCCGTATTATTTAAATTTTTATTATACTTTAAAAAATAATTAAATATTGGGGTTTTATTTACAGGATGAATATGTCCTGAAAAAACAATAAAATTTGATATATTTGCAAATATATGAATTCCCATATGAAAGATTGTAGAATGCCAATAATATTCCATTTTTGCAAAAATACAACCTAATATAAAAGATATAATAGCAATTGCCATAAATATATGAAAATATAATTCATATGTTGAACCAAATATACGTAATGTTGCATAAATATATGCAAATACTACATAAGATATATCTAAATATCTACGCCAATCATATAATGGATCATACCAATTTAATATAGATGTTAAAAATACACCACCTGGAACCAATATTGCAATATCAATATAACCTCTGTATAATCCATAAATACAACTAAATAAAGACAGAAAAGAAATATAAAAAATATATTTACATTGTTCTTTATTCAAGCAATAATTATTTTTACAATCATTATGAATATCTTCAATTTCTTTTTTATTTTTAATCATTATATATTTGAACGATTAAAAATAAAACTTAAATTACGTAAACTTTACAACAATTTCTACATCTTCTTTTTTTATAGATTTTGAAGCTAATATAGATAGTTCTTCTCTTTTTTTTCGTGTTTGTTTATTATCACTTTGTAGTTCTTTTTTTCTTGATGAACTATTTCTTGAATTCATGTCATCTTCAATTTCTTTGTGGTGTTTTTCAATATAATCAATTACTTGATTTTCTATAGCCCATTTAAAAAAATTTAATTGACCTAAAGTTGTTTGAATTGATTTCCCCTCTTCGTATGGAATACTTATACGTTCCCATCTACAAAAAGGATCGAAACGTTTTTTTGAATAAGCTTTTAATTTTAATTTATAATCAATGTATACTTTAAATCTTTTAGTTTCGTTATTTTTTTCATTTACAATGTTATATAATGTATAATGTTTTTTTGAGTAATTTGTTGCAAACCAATCAACAATACGTAATGATATTTTAGATTCACCATTTATAATTGAAAGCATTTTTTTTAAATTATTAGGATTAGTAGTATAAAATTCAATTAAATTATTATATAATAAATCATTTTGTGAAACATATTTATTAGACATTTAATTTTAGTTTTAAAATTATTTTTAAGTTCTTTTAGAACGTCTTATTTATTTTTAATTGCTTTGTAAATTTAAAATTATTCATATTACTATCACGTCTTTTCATGTTACATTCAAAACAAGCAATAACACAATTATTATTTGTATGTCCTATGTTATTATCTATTCTTTCCAACGTCCACTGTTTTCTCTCTCTGACTTTATCATATAAAACTTTGAATTCATTTTTACAATAATAACAACAATACTTTGAGGTTAATATTTTTTCTATAATTTCTTCGAGAGAAATAATACTTGAGAGATCAGTTACAGATTTATGTTTTTTGTCTTGTTGAATGTAACTATTTCTTTTTGTTATTAATTCTTGCAATACTATTTTTTCATAATCATCATATAAAATATTATTACTTGAATCAATTTTAAAATAGATAGAAGGAATAATATTGCGTATATTATTATTACATTTGTCAATTATATCTTTTTTATTTTTGTATTTTTCTCTTGTTTTTTCTTCTTTATCAGTAGTGCATTTTTTAATTTGATATCTATTATTTTTTCCAACGATTTCTATTTTTTTCATGATGAATTTATATTAATAAATATTAAAATTGAAAAATAATAAACAAAAACATTTAATAATTATTAATTATATATAATAATGAATTTGGAAAATATTGGAAAGGACGAAGATATATTAATAGAAAATATATTGTATTTAATGAATAATTATATTGAAATAGATCCGTTAATAATTTCAAATGAAAATTTTGAAGAATATTTATACAACAATATAAATGAATTATTTCATATAATTGTTGAGGATTTCAATAAAATAACAAGCTTTCATATTATACAAAAAAATTTTAATTATTGGTATAGTTTTTGTAAATCGATATTTTATCAATCAATTATACCTAGAAGATATTATAAGAATACTTATATTCGTATAACACCCAATATTGAAAAAATAAAAAATAAGTTGAATTATTTGAGAAATAAATATCAACCAGATCAAAGAACAAATGAATGGTATGAATACAGATATAATTTAATAACAGCAAGTAATGCATGGAAATGTTTTGGTAATGATCGAATACGTAATCAAATAATTTATGAAAAATGTAAACCCCTTACTATACACAATGAATATAATGTAAATGTTAATAGTAGTTTACATCATGGACAAAAATACGAGGATTTATCTATATTAATTTATGAAAAAATGTACAATACAAAAATAGAAGATTTTGGTTGTATAAAACATGACAAATATAAATTTTTAGGAGCATCACCAGATGGTATTAATATTGAACCAAAATCATCATTGTATGGTAGAATGTTAGAAATAAAAAATCCCACAAGCCGTGAAATAACAGGAATACCAAAAGAAGAATATTGGATACAAACACAGTTACAAATGGAAGTTTGTGATTTGAATGAATGTGATTTTTTAGAAACTAAATTTGTAGAATACGACAATGAAGACGAATTTAAAAATGATGGTGGTTTTGATTTAAAAAATAAAGAATTTGATGTTAATAATTTGAAAGGAGTAATGTTACATTTTAGTATAAATAATAAAAATAAATACATTTATGCTCCATTACTAATAAACGAAGAAGATTTTAATATTTGGTTTGAAAAAATACAAAATGATTATATGAATAAAGAAGAAACAGAAAACAATATTTACATAAGAACAATATATTGGAAATTAGAAAAATATAGTTGTGTTTTAATATTGAGAAATAAAATATGGTTTAAAGAAGCTATTAAATATATTGATGAAACATGGAATATTGTTGAAAAAGAGAGAATAGAAGGATACGAACATCGACAACCGCAAAAAAGAACAAAATCTATAGATATTAATAAAGATAATCCTATACCAACATTTCAAGAATTTTGTGGAGATAAACATTTAATAGATATTTCTTTGAACCTTCAAAACAAATATTCACTTGATGATATACAAAAAAATTTTGATATAGATAATTTAGAAATAGATATTAGTTATGAAATTATATCATGTTAAAGTATTAATAAAATATATTTTTTTAATTGATTTAAAAATATATTGTTGTTTAATAATATAAGATGCAAATTTTCGTTAAAACTCTTACTGGAAAAACAATTACACTTGATGTAGAAGCAAGTGACACAATTGATAATATCAAAAGTAAAATTCAAGATAAAGAGGGAATTCCACCTGATCAACAAAGATTAATTTTTGCTGGAAAACAGCTTGAAGATGGACGAACACTGAGTGATTATAATATTCAAAAAGAAAGTACATTACATTTGGTATTGCGTTTAAGAGGAGGTTGTTAGTTTAATAATTATATATAATATTTTTATAAATGATATATATAAATAATGTTAGAAGAAATATTTGATAATAAAGAATTAGTGCCAAAATTTGTAGCTATTTTTATTTTTATTTTGATTATATCAGGTAATTATTTAGGTGAGTTATTTCCATGTAAAGTCCAAGAATTATTTCAACATAATATTTATGTAAAACATTTTTTGGGTTATGTGACATTGGTATTTTTTGTAACTTTAACTGTACCAGAATTAAAAAAATCAACAAAATTATTAAGTTCTTCAATTTTATTGTATTGTACATTTTTAATATTAACTAATACATATCATACTTATTGGTTATATTCTTTTTTTATGTTAGGGGTAATTTATTTGATTGATATATATGCAGAAAATATTAAACATAACGATAAAGAAAAAAAATACAATATTTTTATTGAAAATGCTGAATTTATAAAAAAAATAATAATGATGTCAATAATAGTATCTATTATTATTGGTTTTTTTGTATATTTAGGATTAAAAAAAATAGAATATGGAAAAAAATTCGATTATATTACATTTATATTTGGAAAACCAAGTTGTAGAGGTTTATCACCTGATGTTTCTTCATATAGTAAAATATTTACAGCATTATTTAAATAATTACATATTAATTTCTTTTCTAATTAAATAATATACAATAATGAAATTATCTAATCAAATTTTATCACCTATATTATTTTTATTTATAATTTTAGGAATAGTAATATTAACAGGATTACGGTTTAGATTAGAAGAAGGATTTAGTAGAGGTTGTCATTGGTATGCAAGAAGACATCGTCATTGGAAAAGTAAATGTACATCAGGACATGGTAATAAAGATTTATGTGATGAATGGGATATTAATAAACAAAGATGGAATATAGAACAACGTCATTATAAAGATAATGAAAGATGGAGAAATTATGCTTTACATAGAAAACGTTTATTGGAAGAATATGCCAATAAACTAAGAAAATTTATATTACCAAGAGGAACACCATCTAAATATATTCGTTGGCGTAATACAATGAACTGGTATAGTTCAAAAGCCTCAACTTATTATCATCGTATGAGAAGATCAAGTGGTTGGAGAAGAAGACACTATTATAAATATTGGAGACACTATCAACATCAATACAGAAGATATCGATGGGGAATATACTCACAATATATTAGACCAAAAATAAACGAAATATACGGAAATGTGAAACATCCATGGAAACATAATTGGTATAAGACAAGATATGGTTGGCAACATAGAGCAAATCATCATCAACGTGTTATGGATAAACATCAAAGAGAAAAAAATAAATATAATCATGAAATGTTAAAACAAGAATGTGATTGGGAACAATATGATCCAAGTAATATTGGTTATAATAGTTATAAATGTTGGAAGGATATACATCGTAATCCAGGAAGACATAAAAAACGTTGTGATAATTTTTGGAAAACACATTTTGAAGGAGGTACAATAACAAATGACAAATATTAAATTAAATAATATTATAATTTATAATTGAATACAGAAAAATATTATTTTTATCATGCTAAAATAATATTTTATTAAAAAATATATTAGTAATTATATATATACAAATATGAACATTACAAAACAAGGTATTTCATCTATAAGTTTTTTATTAACTATTTTAGGAATTGTAATATTAACAGGAATACAATTTAAATTAGAAGGTTTTGGAAAAGGATGTCATAGAAGAGCAAGAAACACCAGGGATGAAAAATATAATCAAACATGTACAATAGGTGATGAAGGTAACTTGTGTAGTAAATGGAGTCGTGAAAAAAAACATTGGAATTGGAATAATCATCATCATTATTGGAATAATAGACATAAAAGATATTGTGATTATAGAAAAAGATTATTAGAGCAATATGTTAAAAACATAAAACAATGGCGTTTTCCTACAGGTACACCTAGTTGGGTTATTCAATATAGAGGTCATTATTATTGGTATCATAATAAAAGTGCATACTATTTGAGACGAGCACGTGCTGAAAGAAATTATCATAGACGAAGAAGATTTTACCATATACGAGCACGTATGGAACATGGAAAAAGAAACAGACATACTTATATTAGTAGATGGATAAATAATAAAATAAGAGAAATAAGTGCTTGGCCAAATAGAAATAATTGGTGGAAAACAACAAGAGGATGGCAAAATAGAGCAGATATGCATACAAGAAGGGTTCATTATCATAATGATAGAAAAGATCATCATAATACAGAAATGTTAAAACTTGAATGTGGCTGGGAAAAGAATGATCCAAGTTCAACAAAGTTTGATACTCATAAATGTTGGTATGAAACAGTAGATGGAATAGATAAAAATTCAAAAGAAAGATGTGATAATTTTTGGAATATGCAAAATGAAGCTACTAAATTAGAAAATCGTAACTTTTAATTCGATATAAAAAAATAAAAAAATAAAAAAGTTTTATGAAAAATATTAAATTATTTTTCATAAAATATATTACATTATTTTTCATAAAATATATTATAATATCATAATATCATATTAACTAATGAAATTAATAACATTATTAGCAACTTGTATACATGTTTGTATAGAAACAAATAATAAAGTATTAAAAAGATTATTGTATGATTTTGCAAAAGAAAAAATACCAAAAAATAAATTAATTTTTTTATATATTAAAATAGCATCAATGGATACAAATACAGCTTTATATAAAATAATGTCAAGATGGATTAATAATAATTATGGTATTATTATACATCAAATGATACATCGAAATTTATAAATATTAATTATACATTATTATTAATTATACGTTATCATTATTTTGTAAATATTCACTCCATGATTGTTTTTTACCACCATCATAAGCAAATGCATAATTATTTTCAATTAACCAATCATTTACATTACATGTTTCATTATCGCATAAAATTTCAACTAATAGTCTACCATATTTATCTAAGTCACCACATTTTAATTTTACAACTTTATTTAATATTTTGTCGCGTAGTATATTTCTAACTAAATAACCATGTTTTTTTTCAATTTGACATTTGGTTCTAATTTCAGGTGTATCAATTCGAATTAAACGACAATTCCATTTATATAATACGTCATTCAAAGGAAAAATAGCTTTAACTGTATCACCGTCATAAACAGAAACTATTTTAGCATCAACAATTTTATCAACTAAACACTTAGAAAAAGAAGGAGCGTTATTAATATTTTCCCAGTCCATATTACTATTAATATTATTTCCCTTTTAATTCGTTTTTTATTTTTTAATTTAAATACATTATTTTATGTATAAAAGTAAATATAGAAATATAAATAATATATAACTGTAAATGACAGAAAATATTAAATCGGTTGATATATGCTGTGGATTAAATTGGGGTGATGAAGCAAAAGGAAAAATAATAGCACATTTGTCTAAACATGGAAAATATGATTTTGTATGTAGATGGAGTGGTGGTAATAATGCTGGTCATACAATATATATCAACGGAAAAAAATATAAAACACATTTGATACCATGTGGTATATTTTTTAATATACCATGTATAATTGGACCGGATTGCGTAATAAATTATGAATCATTTGAAAAGGAAATTTTATATTTAAAAGATAATGGATTTAATACTGATTTAATTAAAATATCTCCAAAAACACATGTAATTACTAAAGAACATATAGAAGATGATAAAAATAACTATAAATCTCAAGGAACAACATCTAAAGGAATTGCGCCTTGTTACAGAGATAAATATGCTAGAACAGGTTTACAAGTTAAAAATGTTGTTAAATTCCAGAAATATTTATGGGACGAAAAATTATATGGAAATATTTTATGTGAAGGTGCTCAAGGTTTTTGGTTGGATATAACACAAGGTAATTATCCATACGTTACATCTAGTACAACATTACCATATGGAGCTTGTAGTTTAGGTTTTTCACCTAAATTAATTAATAATATATATGGAGCTACAAAAATATATGATACACGTTCAGGTACAGATACTGAATTTCCTGAAACTTTATTTGAAGATGAAGAATTAAATATGATTGCAGAAGCAGGTAATGAAATTGGCACAACAACTGGAAGAAGACGAAAAGTAAATTGGTTAAATATGAATAAATTAGTAAAATCTATTAATATTTCAGGTACAACACATGTGATTATATCAAAAATAGATATTTTTGAAAAATTAAATTTATATAAATTGATTAACAATAATAATATTGTTAATTTTAATTCTATAGATGAATTAAAAAATTATTTAAATAATAAAATTTACAAGAATTGTATTTGGGTTAAAAACATTATTTATTCAAATAATGTAGAATATGTTGAAGGTTTGATTTAAGTTAATAATATCATTCATATCATTCATATTATTAATATTTCTATTCATATTATTAATATTTCTATTCATATTATTATTCATATTATTTTTCGTCTGTTACAAATTTTTTGATTTTTTTGCTAATATAAGGCATCCATGGTAATACTAATTCTATATGTGGATAATTTTTTTTTATTTTTTCTAAAACAAATGCTAAATTTCCGTCATTGCTTAATATGTATACTTTACATGTATTACCCAAACAAACATCTTCCATAATATCAATTAACATTTCTGTATTATTTATTTTATTTAATATATTAGTAAATTTACATTGAAATATATTATCAAATACTTCATTATTTTCATTATCCCATTTTCCATATAATTTAATATGTGTATTTTCAATATTCATATTATTATCATTATTAAAGTATGATGTAATTAATTTTTCTAATAAAGATTTTTCAAATTTATTACAATCAATATAAATATTTCTATTTAATAATTTTTCATAATCAAAAGATTCTTGATGACTGCTATTTATGTCAATTGATTCATTATCTAATGAATCATTATCTAATGATACATTCTCTAATGAATCATTATCACTAATTATTTCATTTATTTCATTAAATTGATAATATGATAAAGATTCAAGATTTATTTTATGCGTTGAATATTTCATTTTTGATGATGTTTTTTCAAATATTTCACGTATTGTTTTTTCATCTTCATTATTTTCATTTTTTAATATGTTACTTGCTGTACATCCCATATTATTAATTTGTATATAATAATTTATAATAAAACTTATTAGATATGTTAAAAAAATAATTCTACAGAAATATTTTATTTTATATTGTAACTCATAATCAATATATGATTCAAAATTTGTATCAAACAAATATTCTTCATTTGTATTATCATGTGTATTTGTTGCATAATTTTTGTTATTTAATAATAAAAACATTATAAATATTATTATTGTATTTTTAAATAATTTAAATCATATAATCAATTTATATTTTTGTAAATCATAACATAATTTCATATTTTATGATTTAATTAATATTTATTTTAAAGATTAAAAACACCTAGTGCTTAATTTGAGTATGCAAGACCACCCATACCGCTCATGACACGAAGGACATTGTAGTTGGTAGCATAGACACGTACTTTGGCTGTGTTAGTTCCAGATACAGTAGCATTGGAAAGAACAAGTTGAAGAGTAGCGTTATCAATACGGGAGAAGTTGCAGCTTCCAGATGGTTGATGTTCTTCAGGGCGAAGAGCGAATGAGTATACGTTGATACCGGCATCTGGGGCACGTGTGTGGTGTTGGAATGGTTGAACATCACCGAAGTATGAACCTTCACGTTCTGAGAAACGATCTTGTCCATTAAGTTGAAGTTTGGCAACAACAACTGGATTTTCACCCCAACAATGCATGTCAAGAGCAGCTTCACCTAATACGAATGTTGCGGCATCAGATGTTCCTGCTGATGCGGATGGTCCATCAACAGCGTTATCTTGGAATACATCACCGGAAATGGTTGTTCCTGTAACAGATGATGAAGTGAATGCGTGTAAGTAGTTAGGAAGAGCATCAACGGCATCAGTGTAATTGAATGGTTGAGCACCATATACTTTGTATAATAATTCACCAGCTGTGTATGAAGCACAGTAATCAACATTGGCATCAGGTTGGACAACCCATACAAGTTCTTTACAAGGGTGATTGAAATTCAATTTGATTTTGTTGGAAGAGGATCCAACTGATTCATCACCAGTGAATTGAAGTTGTTCAATTAAGTATTCGTGAGGGTTTTGTGCCATTCTGCGACGTTCATCGGTATCAAGGAAGATATAGTCAACGTAAAGTGATGCAGCAACAAGTGATTGGTTGTATGCGGCTGTTACTTGTTTGTTGGCACTATCAGATGAACCGATTGCGGACATTGCCCATAAACATTCATCAATTGGACGTAAATCAAGGTTGATTTTGACTTCGTGGTATTGAAGAGCGATTAAAGGAAGGGCAAGACCAGGGTTGCGGCAGTACCAGAATTGAAGAGGGATGTAAAGGGTTGTTTCTGGTAAGGCTTTGCGAGGAGCACATACATTTACTGGTGCATTTCCTCCGCAAGGTCCGTTAACATCAGCCCAGTCTTTGTCAACAAGATAAGTAAGTTGAGTGGTGTTACCAATCATCTTGAAGTATCCACGTTGTTGTTCAGCTGGGAGAGTAAGTTGGCACCAGATGTGCATCCAGTCACCATATTGACGGTCAATGCGTTGACCACCAATTTCTACTTCAACTTGGGAGATAAGTTGATGACCTGGGAAATCTAACCAACGGGCATATACATCACCAGATGATCCTTTTAATCCTTGTCCAATTTCAGGCATTGTTACTTGAAGATATGTACGGTAGGCAAGATCACCATTACGGCTGATAGTACATGTTACACGACGGCCAAAATCAGCTTGGCCATTGAAAGTTTGTTCAATAGATTCCATCGCAAAGTTTGTGTAACGACGGTAAGTTACTTTCCAGAAGGTAATTTGAGGATTACCTGTGAGATAAACATCTTGAGCGCCATAGGCTACGAGTTGCATAAGACCACCACCCATTTTTATAATATAGCTAAAGAAAAAAATTTTAGAAAAATACTAAAATTAAAAATAAAATAAAAATATTATTTAAAAAATATATATTGTTATTTATCACTTGTTTTGCTAATAAGTTCATGAACATTTGTGTTATTTATATCACTACATTCACATATAAATTGTTTTAAATAATCATCAGTAAATATTTCTTTTTTGTTTTCATGTTTTTTCCTAAATATGTAATAGTTATCATTTTTAGTTATGTTCCATCCATTTTCCACAGCATTATAAATAAATAGAATTTTCTTTTGTGTTACTATTTCAAAGTCATTTATATTTGTTGCCATTATCATTTATTATGAAATTTAATATTAAAATTAAACTAAAAATATATAAAAAATACCTTTAAATAATTAGTATATGCCATCTTTTAAACCAAAAACAAATAAAAAAGTAATTGTTGATGAGATTAAAGCGGCAACATTAGATACTAAACATAATGAAATAATAGAATCGTTTCAAAAAGATGAGGAAGAAGTTATTCCCAATCTTACAGAGAAAATCAATGAATTGAAAGAATTGATAAAAACACAAACAGGAGATACTAAAAGAGATAATATTGATAAAATAAAAGAGATGCAAAAGAGAATTAAAGATTTAAAATATAAAAAAAAACAATATTATTTGGATAATTCTAAGATAATATTTGATTATTTTGAAGAGAAAAAGAATATTGGATCTCAAATAAATGAACCTGTAAAATCTAATAATGCATTGGATTTATTTTTTAAAGTTCAAAAGAAAGAAGAAGTTAATAATAATGTTATAGAAAAACAAAATAATGTAAAAAAATTTTTTACAAATATTAGTGATGATTTTTTGAATATTAATGATTATATTTTTACAGAAACAAATTGTAAATATTGTAATAATGGGGAATTAATTCCAGTTGAAGACGAAGGAATTATGGTATGTAATAATTGTTCAAGAAGTGTACAATTTATAATAGAAACTGAAAAATCTTCATATAAAGAACCGCCAAAAGAAGTATGTTTTTATGCTTACAAACGTATTAATCATTTCCGTGAAATATTGGCACAATTTCAAGCCAAAGAAACAACGCAAATTCCTGATCATGTTGTTGAGGAAATAAAAAATCAAATTAAAAAGGAGCGTATTGAATTAAAACAATTAACTAATTTAAAAGCAAAAGAAATTTTGAAGAAATTGGGTTATAATAAGTATTATGAACATATACCATTTATTAAAGATATGATTGGAATAAAACCTCCAATTATGACTCCAGAATTAGAAGAAACGTTGTGTAATTTATTTATGGAGATTCAAGCACCATATGCTAAGTTTTGTCCAGATGATAGAGTTAATTTTTTGAATTATTATTATACAGTATATAAATTATGTGAATTATTGGATCAAAAACAATTTTTGCCATTTTTTCCAATGTTAAAAGACCGTGAAAAAAAAATGGAACAAGATGTTATTTGGAAAAAAATATGTGATGATTTGGAATGGGAATTTATTCCTACGATATAATTAATTTTCATTTAAATAAGAATTAATTATAATTATTTTTTAGATTTTTTTGTTTGTTTTACTTTTTTTGAAACTACAGGTAACCAGCGATTTACACCTTTTGATGTTGCTTTTACAATATACATTTTACCGTCATTCCCTTTTTTTCTTGTTCCTCGCGCACATTTACTTGCAGAATATGGGGGTGATTTACGTGTAGTATATTTCTTTTTTGTTGTTATTTTTTTACATTTTGAAATACCCTTTCCACCGTTTATTTCTCTCGATCTTATTTCTTCCAACTTTTCTTCCAATCCTTTTACAGTTGGAGTTGGTGGTTCTTTAGTTCGTACTTCTCGTTTTCTACTTCTTTTTTTTTTTGGTTTTTCATCTTCATTTTTATATGTAGCGTTATCATATAATATTTTAAATAAATTTTTTGCTAATTCTTCTTCTTTGTCATATAGTTTTTTTATCATATTGATAAGTAACTTTTTATTCTTATCCATCTCATCATTCGTAAGACGAACATGTTCAATTTTCTTCTTGTTTATTTCTGTTTGTACATCTATTATTTGTTCTTCTAATTTTTCTATTGTTTCTATAGCAACTTGTAATTCTGGTATTTTTTTTTTAAAATAATGTTTTGTAAAAAAGATAAATAAAGATTTTGTATGTGTATCACTATTATTGTTTTTTTGTTCGCCAATAAATAAATTTTTCAAATAATGATCATTTTTCAAATAATGATCATATTTACCAATCCGCTTTATATCTATTTCAATTATACGGCGAAGAATATTATTTTCATTATAATAAAATAAATAATTTGCATAAAATATTAAATTTAATAATAAGATATCTTTTTTATTTGCACGATTTAAAACGGGAAGACTGTGTTTTGTATAAGATCTACACCAATCACCATCTAGATCAATTAGTCGTACATCGAATTCACCATCTTTTTCACGAATAACAGTATTATCAGGTTTTATATCATAACAAATAATATTCAATTCAAGCATATTATTAAATAACGTTTTTATTTTTATAGCAATATCCTTATCAAGACGATCAGTTGATTTATATGTATCTAAAAAAGAAGATAAATCACTATCATATTTTTCTATTATCATAATGGGAACTATATATTTTTCTTCTGGATTTTCTTTAGTAAAATCTACAAAATATCCATAATAATATATATGTGGACATATGTGTTTTATATCAGCTTCCGTCCAATTAATTTCACTTCTTATTAATTCTTTTTTATCATCTGGATCAATTTTATGTTCACCTTTCTCGAAATATCCATATTTTTTTACCAATTTGATGTTACCTTGTTTATCTTTTGTTTTTACCTTTCCTATACGTATTATTACGTCTGTTTCTCCAAATATTTTCCCAGTCATTATTATATTGTGTTTTCCTTGTTTATCTGGCTGTAGTATATCTTCCATTTTCATTTCATATTCATTCTCTAATATTTCAAATATTTCGTCTTTCGATTTCCAATTATCCGGGTTTTTAATAAATTTTTCATAATTTACAATTGTTGGAGGCATATATATATAATATAATATAATATAATACTTTATTACTAATTTAGTAAATTATCTCTTTCAATTTCTAACGCTTTAATTTTATCTTCATATTCTTGAAAACGCTTTAAAATTGCTTCGTTTTCTATTATTGCTTCATAAAATTCTTTAAAATTTTTTAATTCATCTTGTAACTTTACAATATATTCAATATGTTTATTGGTAACAGATTTTATATTATTACAAATTGTATTATTTGTTACATTATTTGAAGCATCAAAGTATGGAAAACAACTATACAAAAAATTAAACATATTTTATAATATTATATTTATAATTTTTTAATACATATAAATATAATTTCATATAAATTACTATGCTTTTTATAGGACCTCCTTTTGGAAATTATATATCTCTTCCTGGTTGTAAATCAGTAAAAGGATCATATACATTAGAAAAAAGACCAGGATTATTAAAACAAATAATTAATACTTTGTATTATGATTTTACTTTAAAAGGTTGGGTAAATAAAATTGGATTGCGTAACAAAGGTATTGATTATGGTATAAAAAATTATAATCATAAAACAGATATCATTAGTATTGCTATTTTAAAAGAAGATGATATTGAGAAGTTTAAAAAAAAATTACCAGAAAATACAAATATTGAAATTAATATAAGTTGTCCAAACATAAATAAACAATTAATAAATACAAATTTACAAGGATTTTTAAATGATAAAAGAGAGTGGTGTATTATAAAATGTAGTCCACATATAAAACAAGAACAATTAGATAATTATTATAATATGGGTTTTAAACAATTTCATTTTTGTAACACATTACCTGTAAAAAATGGTGGATTAAGTGGTAAATCGTTAATACCATATACACAAGAATTATCAAAAAATATGAAAACAAAATATGATGATGTTACAATAATTACTGGTGGCGGTATTCAATCATGGGAAGACGTTAAAAATTATAAATATGGTGATCATCATGCAATAAGTACAGTATTTTTTAACCCTATAAAATTTGTAATGTTATATTACAATTATATAACAATTTAAATACATATTAGTAATAATATTTATCCATAGTTTAGAACGATGAAACAAAATAATCATAGTAATATTGATTTTGCTGATAGATTCAAAGATTTAAAAAATAGAGGAAAAGATACATTAGTACATGATTTTAATGGAAAAATAGTAAAACTAATAAATGCTGAAATTTGGTATAATAATGATGGAAATTATGTTGAACCAAAATTGTATAGTGAAAATAATACGCATGAAAACAGCGATGATGTTTGTTTTATAAATTTATATAAATTAATAAATAAATTATTTTGTATCAAATATTATTAATACATATGTTTAAATTACCATATGAATTAATAGATTATATTTATAGTTTTGATGGTAGTATTAAAGAAAATTTTGATAAAACAATGAAAGAATTAAAAAATGAGTTGAAAAAAAATGTTAAAAATTGTTATCCTATTAAAATAAATAACTTTGAAAATTCTCCTTTGTTTGTAAATAGTTTACATTATACAACCTGGTTACTTGATGAAGAAATGAATATAGAAATTTATTATGTAAATAACGCAAAAAAAATATTTTATAAAAATTTAACAATACATATAGAAGAATATATATTAATAAATTATAATTGGGTACCAAACATAAATGATATTATTCATGGTTAATAATTAAGCAACCATTTTTCTTTCATTTCTTATTTTCACATATTCATATGTATAATCATTTAAATGATTACTAAATTCACCAACTTGTATTATTTCATTATACAATTTATTATATTCTTTACTATTAACATCAAAATTATCTAATTGAATTAATTTTTCAATTATATTATTTTCAATATAAATATTTTTTTTTACGTGTTCAATAAGTGTATTATTGGTTAAAAGTTCATCTATAATTTTTTTTCTATTAACGTAAATATCTTCTTTTACGGAATTTTTTACATTAAAAAGTATAAATTTTAGATGTATATTATTATCTAATATTCGATTAAATATTGTTTGATTTTCTTGACAAAGTCTATTAATACAATAATCAGTTAATAATGAACTAACTTTAAAATTTTCATGATACCAATTTACAGAATGTGCCAAGTATAAATTTGATAAAATATCAGCCATGTCACCAGATAACATTTGTTCAGCTTTTAAAGCACCACCTTTAAGAGCAATAAAATTAGATAAATTAGCAAATTGTAACGTTTGTTTTTCTAAAATAGTTTTACATTCATAATTAGTTAAACTTTTCATATACAAACGAACACTATGTTCCATAATTTTTTTGAAATTTTCATGAAAATCTTTTTCATTATTTTGTAATATATTGTCCAAAATAGGATATATATGTGGATGACTTTTATTTAATCCTTGTCCAAAAATCATTAAATATTTTGTAAGTGTATTACTACCTTCAACAGTAATACCAATTGGAGCAGCACGATAAAATTTTTCAAGAAAATTGGTTTCTCCTAAGCAAATAGCACCACCAGCATGAATATCCATAGCATCATTTAAAACATCACGTGCACGTTCTGTTGTTTGTTGTTTCATAATGGCTGAAATAACTCCAGGTTTTTCACCATTATCTAATAATGTATTTGTTAATTCAATACTCGTTTGTATAATCCATGTATTATATATCATATCAACCAATTTATTTTGTATTCCTTGCATTCTAATTAATGGAAGTTTAAATTGTTTTCTATGTTTCGCATATTGTAATACACCTATCATAGCAACTTTAGAACTTGCGTTAGCTGTAGCTGGTAAACAAACACCTCTACCAGCAGCTAAACATTCCATTAACATTTTCCAACCATTACCAGCATTTTCTTCACCCCCAATAATATTTTCTAGAGGTATTTGAAGAGAACCTTTTAAAGTGCCATTTGGAAAACCAGCATTTAATGGATTGTGATGAGTATCTTGTTTTAGTCCATATTTATTACTTTCTAATAATGCTAATGTAACTCCTGGTTTGCCCTTGTCTAACAAATCATATGTGTCTTTTAAATTAAAAGCAACACCCACAAGATTCGCAACTGGAGCTAAAGTAATATAACGTTTATTTATAATAATATTAATAACTTTTTCACCATGTTCATTTAGAATAACTTCACCTTCGTCAATAGATCCTGTAGCATCTGAACCATTATTTGGTCCTGTTAATCCAAAACAAGGAATAAAATCACCATTAGATAATTTTGGTAAAAAATATTCTTTTTGTTTATTAGTACCATAATGTTGTAATAATTCTCCAGGACCAAGAGAGTTAGGAACCATAATAGCAACACCAAGAGCAGGATTTTGTGAGGAAATTTTTGTTAAAATTGCAGATAATTCACTTGTAGATAAATTATATCCATCATATTTTTCATTAATTATAAAAGATAAGAATTTTTCTTTACCAATATAATTAAATATTTCATGTGTTTTATCATTAGGATAAATACATTGTTCATTACCATATTTACAAAGTAAACTATTCACTTTTTCATCATTGATTTTTTTTTCATATATAAAAGGTTTTGGATAATTCACTTTTCCCTCAAAAATATTTCGATCGATACATGTTGTGCCACTTTTCAAAGCGATTAATTCGGTTTCACTTATTTTTGGTATAATTTTTTTTACATTTTTAAAAATAAAATTACGTAACATTTATATAATAAATTATTTACTATTTAAATGTTTTTTAAACAAAAAATGGATTATAGTTAGCAATTTGTTGGTTTGTTCGTTACTTTTGGTGGAACAACATAACCACCATTTCTTACTCGTCTTAAATGGGAATTTATATTATTATTTAATGTACTTGAGCTTTCTTCGTTACCTCTACTATTATTAACTTTTCCCAAATTAATTGCGTTTGTTTTTAAAATTCTTGTTCTCATACTTGAATCAATTTTATTTATTGGAATTCCATTAGACATTTTCATAATATTATGTATATACTATTCAAACATTAAAATATCGTTCATAGATAAATAAGTAAATATTTTATTAAATATACCAATTTCAGTAAAATTATTTAATTCAGTCAATTTTTTTTCGATTAGGTTTAATAATTTTTTTCTATTTTTTTTATATATTTTTAAACAATTTGCTTTAAACAAATTATTTTCATAAACAATTCTCCAATCGTTGGATTGTTTCACATAATCTTTTAATTGTAATGTTGAATCTTCCCTAATATTACCAGACAATAAATATAGTAAATCTTCATTTTTAGTATTTTCACAAATATTATTTCTTTCTTTAAATGTTTTGGGTAATAAATCAATAATTTGCGTCATAACAATTTGTGTCATAATTTTTTGAAAAACACAACATTGTGTTATTATATTTCAATTTTCGATTTTAATAAATATTAATTTATATTCATAATTCAATATTTATATAATATTCTTTAATTAATTTATCTTCCAGCTGGGAATCCAACTAAGTTAGCACCAATACCTAAACCGGCACCACTGCGTGCAGATACACCCATTGATGGGATATATGTATCTAAGATGCTGAATGTAGCTGCAGCTGTCAATGAAATAAGGGCAATTTCTTCCAATTTTAGGCTTTGTTTAGGGATGGCAAAAGCAGCAATACCTACCATTAAACCTTCAACTAAGTATTTGATTAAACGTTTGAGAAGTTCTCCAAGATCCAACATTTCCATTATAATATTATGAAAGAAAAAAAAACTAAGCACCTATAATTTTTTCTAAATATATTATTTTTTAATTGAAATAAAATGAATAATTTATTATTTATTTATTGTTTATTTTTTTTATTTATTATTTAAAAAATAAGTAAATATAATTTATTTATAATTTACTTAAACATATAACTTAATTTAATTACAAATGGAATTTACTAATTCTACTAAAGCAGATCTTTTAGATGAAGATAAGCCTATTGCAGGACAAAAATTTGTTTGTGTTTCTTTTGTTTCACCAGAAAATATTCTTAAAAAGAAAGAATTATATTTTTTTAATGAATTTGTAAAAACATGGGATATGAGTAAATCTCTTGAAAAATTTCAAGTTTTTCTTAATTATTTGTGTTATAAATATGACATAAAAAATGAAGACATGATGACTGATATGCAAGATTTTATGAAAGACAATCAAGAAATGATACCTCAATTTTCAGTTTATGATGATTATAAAACGTTTTTAGATAATAAAGAAGAAGATTTGGAAAAAAAGTTTAATAAAGAACATAGTTTTCAAACAAATACTCGTGGTATTAAGATTAGAGGTTCTTTTCCTTCAATAGAAGAAGCACAAAATAAGGCGAAAGATTTACGAGAAAATGATCCAAATCATGATGTATTTGTTGGCCCTGTTGGTTTATGGATGCCATGGGAACCAGATGCTTACAAGACTGGAAAAGTAGAATATTTGGAAAAGGAATTGAATGATTTAATGCATGAGAAAAAAGCAAATGATGAAGCTGCTAAAAAGGAATTTGACCAGCGTGTTAAAGAAAGTAAAGAAAAGGCTATTGAAGATAATATTAAAAAGGCGGAAGAATCGGGTAATGTTTTAACACAAATACTAAATGAAGATGGTAATCTTGTAAATGTAAGAGAAGTAGATTATGATGCTATTCCAGATGAAGATGTTATATTACCTTCTGAAATGGATGAAAAGAGTCAAGCTGCTATTAGTGAAAAAACATCTGCAAATATTAAACAACAATTATTTAGTTTAAATAATGTGGAAACAAAAGAAAAAAAATCCTAATAAATTATATAAAGTATTAAATAAATGGCATTTTTAAGAAAATCAGCAGCAATACTTATTTGTGCAGCATTAGGAATATATTTATTACCTGGTGATACCAGTAAATTTTTCGCTTTGATTCCTTTAATAGCATCTATTGTATTTGCTTTTATGAAAAGTTTAATATATGGTGTTATTGCAATTGTTATAGTAGGTTGGTTATTACAAGATAGATTTTTTCCATTTGATGCGGTAAAAACTGAAACCGAATAGTAATGAAATATTAGTGAATAATATTTTTAATATAATTGTGTATAAATAATTATATTAAACAATTAAATATAATGAGTAACTAATAGTAACCAGTTACCATTTTGATTTTTTAACATTAATTCTTGGACCTTTACTTTTTTTTACATGTGCAGAAGGATCATATTGTTCTTCTTCATCATCATCTGCCAAATTTTTAGAAATTTCCCAAAATTCTTTAGAACCTAATTTAAAGTTACCATGAGGTTCAGCTTTGTACCAAAATATTTGATCTTGTAATTTGTTTGATTTTGCGTTATTATTAATAACTAAACATTCATAGTTTTCAGTACATTGATCCATAACTTGACAAAATGATTCAAATGTTGGAAACATACCAGCATAATTTTCATATATTCTTTTACGGTTTGCAATATATGGTTCTCTTAAAATAAAAACATAATCAATATTTGTTCTTAAATTTGGGGGAATACCTAATGGATATTGCATAGTAATAATTAACATAATTTTCCAATGACGTCCATTCATAAATAATAATCTCATCATTTTATCACGAGTCCATGAAGCATCATACATACAATCATCTAATATCAAGAAAGTTCTTGGATCAATAGTTGAACGTCTTCGCATTTCTTGTTCTTTTTTTATTTCTTTTAGTACACCTCGTTGACGTTTTAGAACATTTTCTATAATGCCAGTGTTATATTCATTATGAATGAATAATTTAGGAACATGATTACCGTAAAATCCATTTCCTTCTTCTGTTCCTGATATTACTGTACCAATTGGAATACTTTGTTGATAATACAACAAATCTCTAACTAAAAAACTTTTACCAGTATCTCTTCTACCAATTAATACAATAACAGGACCTTTATTTTCATCTGGTTTAAAACTAATTTGTTTCATATCAAATTTTTTTAATTCAAGCGACATAATAAAAATAAAGAAAATTTTTAAATATATAAAACGAATATATAAAACGAATATTAATATTACTACAAAAAAATATATATTTATCGAATAATTGTTATAAATAATTGTTATAAATAATTAGTTATAATTAATTAATTAAAAAATTTACTATAGCTAATAGAAAAATGTCAAAAATATTATCAATCGATAATGTTGCAAACATGATGAATTTATATGATTGTCAGGAATATATTCCAATATATGATTTACTTAATAATGAAAAATTATTTAGATTTAATAATGAAAATATAACAATTAATAATTGTAGTAATTACAATGTTTTAGAATGTGAAGAAAATAAAGAAGAATTAAATATTTTTTGTAAATTTGCACCAATAGTAAATTATACTAAATATTTAGCTGGAAAATTAGAAAATGAAAATTTAAATATTTTACCGAGTTTACAATGTGAAAATGGTGTTTGTTGTGAAAAAATGATGCAAAAACATAACGCAGCATATGTTGATTGTTTATTTTATTATTTAACACACATATGTAAAAAAGATGATCACTTTATTCATGGGTTAGATTTCTATGGATCATTTTTATGTATAAATAAAAATTATAAAATTAACATTAGTGATGATATGGACGTATTAATTGAAAGTGATTATTTTCATGAAAACATTGATAAAAAATATACATTGGATAATATTGAAGATGTATTTTTTGATAACAATAGCGGCAAAAATAAGATTTCTCTCAATTTGATGGATGCGAAAATAGAATTGGAAGAATTTGTTATTGAAGATTTAAATAATATGCCTTGTGATTTAAATAATTATAATAGAGAGAATTCAGAGAAAGATATAAAATTAGTTACAACTGAAGAAATGAAATTGGAAGGTGAAATAAAAATTAATGAGAGTGATGATAGTGATAATAGTAATAGTAGTAATACAGTTGATGATGATGATGAATTATCCGGATCATTTGGTATGTGCAATAATAATGATAATGAAAGTTTAATTATGTCAGGAAGTGATTGTACCGACTTATATCCTTTAAAAGATGATGAGTCATTACAATCGTATGGAAGTAAAGCAGCAGAAGATTATTTCGATAGTGAACATGATAATACATTACCTGAAAGTTTAAGTGATAAAGAAAATGAAGCAGATGATGAAAAGAATGATGAAGACGATGATGACGAGGACGAAGACGAGGACGAAGAGGATGACGATGACGAGGACGAGGACGATGACGAAAGTGAGTGTAATATTATTGCTAATATATATAATTTTCCTGTTCAAGCTATTTTATTAGAAAATTGTGATGAAACATTAGAAGAATATATGTTAACGAATGATGAACTCTCTATTGAGGAGTGGAAATCAATATTAATTCAAATAATTATGACATTATATTATTATCAAGAAAAATATTCATTCACACATAATGACTTACATACAGGTAATATTATGTACAAAACAACAACAAAAGAATTTTTATATTATAAAGTAAAAGATAAACTTTTTAAAGTACCAACATTTGGAAAAATTTATAAAATAATAGATTTTGGAAGAGCTATTTTTACATATAATGATACTATTTTTTGTAGTGATGCTTTTAGTCGTGGAGAGGATGCTGACACACAATATAATTGTGACCCATTTTTTAATGATAAAAAACCTCGAATAGAACCAAATTATAGTTTTGATTTATGTCGTTTGGGTTGTTCGTTGTTTGATTTTTTTATAGAAGCAATGGAAGAAATAGATGAACTTGTTGAAACCAATCCTATAATAGCATTAATTGTTGAATGGTGTCAAGATGATAATTTTAAAAGTGTATTATATCGTAAAAATGGTGAAGAACGTTATCCTGAATTTAAATTATATAAAATGATTGCAAGAAATGTACATAGACATATTCCTGAAATTCAATTAAAAAAAGAAATTTTTTCTATTTATATAATTGAAAATAATGATATTAAAAATGAAGATATAATGAACATTGTTTAATTAAAATATTTTAAATTATTATTTTAATTAATACGTGAAAAAAGATTGTAAATACTAAAATTAAAAAAATTGAAATAAATTAATATAAAATAATATTAATATAAAATATAAATTATGAGATTACAGAATATTCTAAAAAAAACGATTAGTACTTATATTGGTGAAACCAGTTATAAAAATAAACTAAGTCATTTACATAAAAAACTTGAAAATGTTACAAATGTTAATAATAATAAAATAAAAATAACATCTTATAAAAATCAAGTTGAAAATAATAATGTATCAAAAACAAATACAAATAAAGAAACAAGAAAAAATATTACTTCTTTTAAGGATAAATTAAATAAAGCACGAATGGATGATTATGATGAATATTATACAAATAGAATAATTAAAAATGGTGGCTTATAATTCAAATAATAGTAAATAATTCTATAATATTATTTTTTTCATAACACATAATATTATATTATAATATATTATACAATATAATATGAAAGGTGGCGCAATAATATTACCTGATATTTTTAATATATATGGTTTAATGTTTAAATATAAAGAATTTATTAAAATAGAACCATTTGGTGGAAGTAGTGTAGGTGGATATTTATATAAATTAAAATTTGAAGAACAACAACCAACACGAGACGAAATAATGTCAATAAATCCTGGTGAAAAAGACGAACAAAATATAGTATCAAGTGTTAGTGAAATAATAGTAAAAGTTACTCAAATTGGCTACAAAAAAGAACTAAATAAAAATGAATTAAAAAAGGATATTAAAAAATTTATAATTACGCCCAAACTTTTTAATAACGAACTAGAAATACAACGTGATATTTATAATAAAAGTATGGATACATTTTGTGAACCAATATGTCCTAATATTATATCAGGGGAAATAATTTATAAAAACGATTTTGACAAGGAGAATCCTTTTACTATTCTTGATTACATATATAAAGCCCAAAACGGAGGACACTCTATTGCACCATTTACTCAAAAAACAAATAATACAGAAAATACAGTCTTACGTATTGGACACTATGTAGACTATAGTTCAGATTACGACCATGGTGTAGGTTTAATTTTTATGGAATCAAAAACAAATTGTCAAACTGTAGGTAGTTTATGGGGGGACAATCAAACAAAAAATATGGTAGGATATTATGTAAATAAAATAACTACAGAAATACAACAGATAGTATTAGATAATTTTGTATTTCAATTAATTAGATTACAAAAATTAGGTTATTCACATGGAGATCCTCATTTACATAACGCATTATTTATTCAAAATTATAATTATATTGATGATTATAGAGTATATTTAATTGATTTTGGTGAAACAAGGATACGACCTGATGCTGAACCAAATTATGCTTATCATTTACCTTTTTATATGTTTCACATTCCTCAAGATAGTGAGGATCACTGGTCTTATCAAATAGTAAAATATTTATATAAATATATATATTTATATGGTCGTAATGAAAATATGAAATTTACTACTAATGATGTAATAGATATAAATAATAGAATAAATGACACATATCATGTTAATATAAAAAATTTGGATGACAAGATACAGTTAGAGAAAATGGTATGGAATAGTTGGATACAAAAAAGAGAAATATGGTATGCAAATAAGTTAAAAAAAACTGATATATCAAAGAAAATATTTATAAAAAATTTATATAAAAAAAATTTATTAGATATTTTTAATGATTTAAAAAAAAAAAATACACATAGTCAAATAATAAGTCATACAAGATTAGATGATTCGAGATTAATTTTTTTAAAAGAAGGATTATTACCTTATATAATAGGAGGAATTACAGAAAATTCAATATTCTATGTAAAATTGCATATTGATGGAGAAATTGTAATAAAAGAACAACAAACATCAATTGTTAATGGACAATATGTAGTAAATGAAGCAGAAAGATTATATATTAATCCAGAATTTGCTGATTACAAAATGGATTTAGTTCGTGTTGTATTTGAATACGAAAGGATACGTGAATATGGTTCAAAATTTTTTTATAAAAATGATGAAATTAAAGATAACGTACATGTAGTTGGAGAAAGTGAAACAGCATTTAAATGGATAATAGGAATGGCAAATGATGAAATAGCAAATATATATTTTATGGAAATTAAATCTGGATGGGAATTAGCTAATTATCATGGTTTATTATGTAGTAATTATAAATTACAAAAATTTTATATGGCAGGTGAAATGAAAGGAAATAAAAAAGATGATTCTTTAACATTCAATTTACATAGTGATTTTTTTAGAGATGAAACAGATGAAAGAGGAAACTATTTGAGAGAAAATATTGATAAATATATAAACATTTTAATACCTTTTGTAGCAAATAAAACAAAATACAAAGAAGAACAAATAATTTTGGATACAAAGATTCGCGATTTAAATATATCATTATTTGACAAAAATTACTGGTTAGAAGAAGAAAGAAAACAAAGACAAGTTGAATATTTAAACGAACTTACATATTATGTTAAAAATAATTATAATAAACAATTATTTCAACAATATACCCAAACATATTATAATAATAATTTCTTGAATCAACTATTTGGAGGAAATGGTACAAAAACTAATAATGACAAAATTAATTCACAATTACAAATAATGGAACCAGATAAATCTGACCCTGATATTACACAAGAATTAAATAAAAATGATGTAAAAAACAAAATTATGATGCTACAAGAGTTAATTAGACGAATACCAGCATCATTAGACGGTGAAAATAACAATAGTGTAAAAAAAAAAGACGAAAAGAAACTTAATTTAAATAATTATAATGATACTGTTTTTGGTGAAAAAATTGGTGAAAAATTTGGTGAAGTACCAAAAAAATCAAGTATAAACGGTGGTAAAAAAGGAACAAAAAAGACAATAAAAAAAAGTAAAAAAAAATCCAAGAAAAATCTAATAGGAAAACAAGATTTTGGAAGTTGGAAAAACGGTTCTTCTGTATTTAAAGATAAAAAAGGATTTTATGTTGTACAATGGAATCCAAAGAAAAATGAAGAATATAAAAAATATTTGAAAAAGTGGAAGCCAAAAAATACAAAAAAAAAGTTAATGTTAAAAAACAATAAATGGATTATTAGAAAATCAAAAAAAAAATCTAATAAATAAATCCAACTAATAAGTAAAAACAAAAATAATATGTAAATGTATTTAAATACAATTACATGTTATAATAAAATGAACTTAACCGTATTCTTACTTCCTCTTATACAAATAACACAATTATTAAATCCTGCAATATACACTGATTTTATTGTTAGAATATCAAACACTACATATGCTTTAACAGAATATATGAATAAAGAATCTATAAATATGTTAAATATATATTATCCAATAATGAGCGATGATATGCTAGATAAAATGTATGACGATGACAATCGCGATGACGAAGAAATTATTGAAAAAATAATAAAAGATGACAGTGATGAATGGATGATTTAATTATTCAATAATTTCATCAACTAATCCTAATTCTAAACATTTTTTAGCATCAAACCAAATATCATGTTTCAATATTTCTTCTAATTCAAAGTGTGTTATTTTAGTATTTTTATAATAAATATTTTTAATTAAATTCATTAACATTTCATTATTTTTCATATCATCTTCCATTTCATGATATTTACCTTGTGTCCCTGTTGATAATTGATGAATTAGCATAATAGAATTTGGAGTAATGTATCTTCTATGTCCAACAACACTAATTAATGTAGCAGCACTAGCAGCATAGCCATCAATATAAGTATTAATATTAACAGGTGAATTCTTAATAATATCAACAATATATAACGTATCTAATAAAGAACCGCCATAACTTTGAATATGTAAATTGATATCGGGAGCTTTTGAATCAAATTGAGTTGCAAACATTTTACCATTCATTATTAATTCATTTAACGTATCTTTTAGTGATTTTGCTGATTCTGATGTTACACTTCCATAAAAGTAAATATTATTGTTTTGACTTTGAACATATGTTGTTTCAAAAGATTGATGATTAATTGGTTTTGAATTAGTATTATCAGCTAACACAGGTGATGTTAATAACTGTAAATTTAAAAATGATATTGCTATATTTTTTGTAGTTTTATTGAAGCTCAAACAATTATTTAATAACAAAAAAAACAAAAGAATTGAAAACATTAATATAAATTATTATATATTTTATATTAATTATGTGAAATATTTTATGTTAAATTAAATTTGTAAAATATTTTATATTAATTATGTGAAATATTATACACAATAAACATTTTTTCAATTGACATGACTAAATGAAATAAAACATGACAATAAACCCAATTATTATCCTTTTTATCAAAAAAATATTGTGAACATTGATATAAATAAATTGAAAGAAAAAATCCTGGATAGCAAATTAATATATGTAATAAATTATTAATATAATAAAATCCATGTAATGAAAAAATAGTAAAAGCAAAATTTGCATTAATAATGTCTATTTTTCTTCTTAATGAATATGTTGCATTTCTCCAAAAATTAACAGAAAAAGCAAAAGTTATAAATGAGATAAATGATAAATGGTATATGTTTTTATAATAAGCATAAAAAGATGGAATTAAGAATGTTGAAGAAGAAGCAACTATCCATTTACTTTGTTCCCAAGGCGCAACTAATTTATTATTCATTTATTATTACTATTATTTAATAATAATAAATATTGTTTAAGTTAAAAATGAGAAGTTTTTAAAAATGAGAAGTTTTTAAAAATCAGGAGTATTAGTAAATACTTTAGTACCTACATTACCATTACCAGATAATGATGAAATTTGATCATTTGCAAATACTCCAATACAAGCACTAAAAAATACTACAATAGAATCTCTAAATATGTGTTTTAAAGGTTTTACATTTTCACCATCATTTTTTGCGAAAGATTGTGCTTCAATAAATTTTAAAGCTATGTATATAAAAGTAATTATGAAAGCAAGAATACATATTTCGTTATTAGTCATTATTAACTAGAGATAAATGGTATTTTTATTTTAAACGTATTTATCCTAAAATTTCAAAATCCAATTGTGGTTTATCATCATTTTTATTTTCATCATCATCTAAACTATCTATTTCTAAAAATACAGGATCTAATGTTTCTTTGATTTTTATTTTTTCATCAACCGAATCAAAATTATTTACATCCTCATCACGTATTCTTGTTATTTCTTCAATTTTTTGAATAGTTGAGTCAGTATTTTCATTTTCATTTTCATTTTTTTTTTCATTAAATGAAACAGAAATTTTTTCCTTTTCTTCAGATTTATTTGCTACTTCTTCTTTTTTTTCTTCAACATCTTCCTTTTCTTCTGGTTCATTTTCTTCAACAGGAATTTTTTGATCAATGATTGTTTCTTCAACATCTTCTTCTTGTGTTTCATCTAAATAGGTTCGTAAAATTTCTTCTACAGGCATATTGTCACGAATACTATTTAAAATACATTCTTGTACAATAACTTCAAATTCTCTATTATGTTTTTGTTTTTGTAATGGAGAAACATTTTTATCATATAAATAAATATTTGTATACAATTTTCTTGCTACCAAAATGTATACTTTATGAATGAAATCATCCAATTTAGGTATGTTAATATTTATTTTCTTTTGGTTTTTACCAGCTCTAATACATGTTAAAGATTTCAATTGAATAATATGGACGCAAGTTAACAAGTCTTCAATATAATTGCAAGAACTTCTTTGAATAATACGTTCTTTTTCTTTTGAAATAACATTAGAATTCCACTTAGGAACTCTACTAATAAAATTTTGGAATGTCATTAAATATTTTTCTGTTTCATCATTTTCTTCGCAAAGAGACCATGATTCTTGAAATATAGAGTTACAACCTTCAATAATTAAAGGTGTTAAGATGTTAATTAATTGAGAACACCATTCGTTTCTAGAGTCTTGTAATGTTGCTAAAGTAAAATCGTCCATAATTACTATTTACATAAATAAGACATAATCTAATTTACAGCTTGAACGAATTAGTAATAAATTACATGCTATAAATAAAATCATTCTTTCTGAGCGATAATTTTTGCGTATTTCATTTAAAATAATTAAAATTTCATTTTTATTTTCATAATTATTTTTGCGTGTTTCAATAAATTTTACTATATCTAAAATAGAATATCCCTTATTATATAATTTATTTGTAAATTCAATAATATTTTTACTGGTCTTTGTTTTTTCTTGACTAATTAATTTATATAAATTACTTGTCTTTGTTTTAATTAATTTTTCATTTTCGTATTTTTTAAATATATAATTGTATAAATTTATTTTTTGTGAATCAATAACAGGATTAGGAACATAAATTTCACAAAATCTAGATAATATAGGTCTTAGTATTTTATTTTTATCTTGTATTATTAAAATATATCGTGTAGTATTACTAAATAATTCAATACTTCGTCGTAAAGCAGATTGAGCATCATTTGTAAGTTGATCAGCATTTAATAATAAAATTGTTTTAAATAATTTACCATTACGTGAATCAATATTTGTCTTTGCAAAAAATTTAATATCATCTCGAACAAATTTAATACCTTTACCATGAGCACAATTAACTTGCATTATATAATTCTTTTTGAATGTTTGATCATTAAATAATTCGCTACCATAAATTTTATTTAAAAAATTATATACAATATATTTTTTACCAGAACCATAATCTCCATGAAATAATAAATGAGGTATTTTTTCATTTTTAATAAAATAATCTAACTTATCTACTATTGTATTGTGAAAATTCATAATAATATTAAAATATTATATTTAAATAATAAATATAATATTTTATTTTTTAATAAAAATTAGACTGAAGAATTCAAACTGTGTGTAAAAGGGTTAGATTTGAAAGCTTGTAATAATTCTGGTTGTATTCTATTACTATTTAATTCTTGATCTTTAACTTCCATATATGATTGTGGCATATCAGTAGTACCATGTGTTTGTTTGGAAGGAGGAAGTTGGGACATATTATTAGGAACCCACATTCTATTATTCATACGATCTGTTTCTAATTTAGAAACATTAACATTTACATTATTATTAAATACATTACTATTTCCGTTTGGAGCTCTGCCAACAAGAGTATTTTGTTTATTTGTATTAATTTCTTGTGAATATGTTGAATCATATAAATTAATACCTTCATGTTTGGCAGCTCTTACACCACTATAATAACGACTTGTGTCTTGTCTATTACTAGGTTGTGCAACAACATTAGAAACATTATAACCTCCATGATTTTGTTTTTGAACATTAAAATGATCTTTTGATCTTGCGTACATTTGTCTATTTGTTACTGGTGTAACATCATTTTCATTATGTACATATGTAGAAGGTACTGTTGTTCCAGCATCACCATATGGTCTAGCATTACCAATAACGTTTTCTTTTCTTGAAGGTTTCATAACATCAATCAAAGGAGCAATAGCTGCACTAAGTGCGCTACCTACATTACCGAACAAATGGGATTCACTTTCAGTATCACGATTTGTAATATAGTTTTTAAAACTTTTTACATTAAAATCATTAGGATTTGCGTTGTTTTGTCGAGTTGCAGTAGCAATAGGTAAATTTGTTGATGAATAAGTATTTCTATTTGATTCACTATATGTATGATGAGAATAAGTTACACCATCTGCTCCAGTTGTACCCGCATTACCAACATATTCACTATTTGTTTCTGGTCTATTAACATGTTTTTGTTGAATATCTGCACGTAATGTTCTTCCTTGTTCAAGACCTGTAGTAGTAAACAAACGGTCTTGACCACTTTCGTAAAATCTTTCAGGTAAATGTTTTTCAACTTTACCAATAATTTGACTTGGACGTGTATTTGGATCAGACAATTTTTTATTGTAATAATTTGCTGGACCTTCATGATTTTGCAATGAATAACTTAATTTAGGATTTGTTTTAACTCTTAGTTCATCTACATCTTTAGGTTGCCATAATTCACGACTGGTAACACCTGAATTAAATCCATTACTTCCTTCATTCGTAAATCCTAAATTCAAACCAGGACCAACTTGTTGTGATTCAAAAGGTTTGTAATTAGAAAATTTGTTACTTTCATTAACACGTGATTGATAAAAATCACTGGCATTAGGAGCACCATTAGCAAAATTCAAATTATCCATTGGTTTAAATAAAGGAGCTTGTTCTGTTTTTTTTATTCTTTGAGAACCAACACCCGTTTTATTATCTAATATAGATTCACTTGTGTCTAAACTATTTGATGTACCACGTATTTTAGCACCAAAAAATGGTTGCATGTTATTGTGTTTAAAATTATTATTGTCAATAGGTTCTCCTGTTAATGAAAAATTTTCTCTTTTATTACGTTTTACTGGAGGAACAAGTTGCTTTTCCTTTGTACCATTATAGTAATCATCTCTATGAAAATTATTATTTAATAATTCTTGAGAATCATTTTTATTACTATGAGAATAATTATTGGAATTTGTGTTCATGATAAGTTGATCCCTAAGTTCATCTATATTTTCAGAATTTTCAATATTATCTTCGTCTTTATTTTTTGTTGCAACATATAGACCCGATAAGGCTACTAAAGGTATTATTACTTCCATTATATATAATATTATATTATATAATTTTTATAAATAAATCTAATTAAACAATAGTTTTTATAATGTTAGTATATGGATATTAAAAAAAATAATTATTTTTCACAAAAAGAACGTTTCATAAAAGGTATGCCAAGAAATAGAAAGGAGAATTTTAAAAATATATACATTCATAATTTTGAGCAAGATGAAAGTGTTAAATTATCAAATTATTTTGATCATTTACAATTAATAAGAACAAATCATGAATTTGGATATGAATATATTTTGAATTCATTAAATACATTTGATTTAATATTAATAGATAATAATTTAGATAATCATATAAATTACGATTTAATATATTCTTTTTTAGATATTCTAAGTAATAACGGTGAAATATGGATATTTTGTGATAAAACACATAAAATAAATGGTGACGAAAAAACAAAAGAAATAATAGAAATATGTCATAATAATGAATTACATTATTATAAATGTTGTACGCAATCAAGAACAAATCCAATAGATGTTTTAATGATAAATAAGGAAAAAAATATATCATTATTTAAATAATGAATGAAATAATAAATAAATATCCATTTAATTTATTACCGGATGATGTTTTAGATATTATTATGGAATTTTATTGGAAAGATATATATTCTAATAAAGTGTTACATGAACTAGAAATCCCAAGTATAATATGTGATAAAGTATATACATATATGTGTAGATATGGCATATTTAATATTGAAATGGGACCTGGTAATCCTACTGATAAATTACATTATTATTATTATTTATTACATAATAATGAAATTAAAAATATTATAAAAAAACAACAGGGTATTTTTCTTTTTAGTAGAACAAATTCTTATGAATGTTACAAAAATATTGTATATTTATTAAATTGTGGAGTATTAAATAATGTAAATGAAAAATTTAAATATGTATGTGCTTTTTATTTATTATTTTCAAAAATAAATAACAATTTCAATGTGTTAAAATATTTTGAAAAAATATCAAATTTTAATTGTTCATAATTAAAATTATGAATTACTTGTCATAAGGAATATTTTTTCTAAAATCTTCAATTCCACCAGAATATTCATTTACATTAACAAACCCTTTTTTCATTAATTCTTCAAGTGTTAATTCAGAAGCATTACATTTACTATGAGCACAATAAGTAATAATGGGTATTTCTTTAATATTAATTTTTTTGCTTTCAATATATTTTAATAATTTTGGATAATGTAACTTAACAACATCTAAAAACCATGTATTTAATTCTTTTTCATTCATTTTTTTTACGTCTTTATGATATAAATTAAATGAATTGGGTATATGATCTTTTGCAAAATAACTACTTGGTAAAGCATTTATAATAACATATAAACCAGTTTTATAGTATGACATAAATTTTTTATGATCATATTTACATACAACAATTTTTGTATATATTTGTGAATCCCAATCTTGATTTTGTTCATTTTCTACAACAAAATGTAAATGTCTAAAATATGTTTTTGCATTTTTCCCTTTTTCTTGAGCTTTATAAACTTGTGGGCATTTAAAAATAAATGTAACGTTACCATTTGAGTCAACTTTACTAACTCCATGATTATCAAAATTATTATATGCTTTTTTTGCTTCATTAATTAATGGGGATGTATTTTGTTTTTCATCAGCTGCCCAATACAGTAATTTTTTTGATGCAAATTTTTTTCCTACATTTAATTTTACTTTAACATCACTGTTTTTTGGTGTGTGTAAATTAAAATTATTATAATTCATAATAAATTCACTAACAAAATCTTTTTTTGCCAACCATGTTGGTTTCATATCTTGTCTAGATTTTATTACTTTATCAATACTAAAATCTAAACAACTTGCACATGTTGATTTATCAGACATATATATATTATAATAATTTTTATTTTTAATATAAAAATAAAATAAAAAATATTAATAAAAATTTAAAAATATTAATAAAAATTTAAAAATATTAATAATAAATAATAATATGTTATTATTTATTAGTTCACTGTTATTTTATATTTTTTTACTAAAAAAATTAAAAGAAAAATATCCTAACAATTTATTGTATTCAAAATATTCAACCAAAGAAAAATATTTAATTTGTGATGAACCATTATGTTTATAAATTTATTTAAAGATTATACGTATTATTATTATATAATATGAACTTTTTTTGTAAATTATTTGGAACTAATAAATATCATCTTAAAATTTATACAGATGACGAAGAATTATATAGTAGATATAAATTATCTACAATGTCTGTAAAAGATAAATATTACTATGATTCTGGTTTCGATATATTTGTTCCAGAAAATACTGTTTGTGAATCAAAGAAAAAAACTCTTATTAGTTCTAAAATTGTTTGCGAAATGACAAAATATGGAAAACCCTGCGGTTTTTATGTATATCCAAGATCAAGTATAAGTAAAATCCCTTTAAGATTGGCAAATTCTGTAGGTATTATTGATTCAGGATATAGAGGTTTTTTACTTGGTGCATTTGATAATATTTGCGAACAAGAATATGTTGCTGAAAAACACAGTCGATTATTACAAATTTGCGCGCCTGATTTAAGTTATTTTACAGTAGAAATTTTAAAAGTGGATAATGCTGAAGAATTAAAAGAAAAAACTTCTAGAGGAGCTGGCGGTTATGGTTCAACAGGTAAATAGATGTAAAATTGTATAATAATTATAATTTATTATACAATTATATTATAAGTGCTTATTATATGGACTTTATAGATTATTTTAAAGAACTTGATCAAATAATTGTAGGAATCGTATTAAAAATATATTCATTTATACTTTTTTTCTTTGGATTTGAACCATTAAATAGAGAAGGGTTTTTTAAATCAATTGGTAGAGGTTTCAGAAGTATTGGTGGTGCAATTTCTAAAGGTGTTAGAACAGCAGCAGGTGCTGTTGTAAGTGCGGCAACAAAATTCGCAAATTATATGGCAAAAGTAGGTAGAGCAATTATGGAAAAAATATTTAAACCTTTGGCAAGATGGTTAAAAAAAACTATTCTAGGAAATATTACAAAATTAGTTACAGCACCAGTAAATGCAATTAAAAAAGGTTTTAATGTAATTAAAAAAGGTATAATGCAGGCAGTCAATTTTTTAAAAGAAATACCTAAACATATATTAGCATTTTTTAAAAGATTAGCAAAATTCTTTAAAAATTTAGGAATAGCTTTATATCATTCTATTATTAAACCTATTTTTGATGCACTAGCAAGTTTTGGAACAATTTTTGTTGGATTGTTTCAATGTTTAATGGTTATTATACAAAAAATAATTGATATACCAAAATGTATTATTGTTTATGCTTATTATGGTTCAATAGGTTTTTATAATACAATTGGTAAAAAAATGATTCCTGGATGGTTAAGATTTATAATAGAAACCAGTATTTATATTTTAAAAATGACTTATACTGTATTCTATTATCTTGTATTATATCCACTGATGTTTATTAATAATATACTTACAGGTGAAGATGGTGATAAAATCTTGAAATCATATTGGGAAGGAAATTGTATGACAATTAATTTCAGAAAGCCACTTGATACAATGAAAAAAGGATTTTACGGATTAATTCCAAAATTCAAACCTCTTAGATTAAGGTTTTAATGTTTAAAAGAAAAAAAATAATAACATTTTAATATAATTTATATATGGACTTTCATAATATTATAGATTATATTAAAGGGACTATTATAAACATATATTTAACAATATTATCTTTCATATATTTTTTATTTGGCATTAAAAAAGATAGTTTAAATAAAAAAGAAGGTTTTGGAGGAGCTGTTGGTAAAAAAATTAATGATTTAAAAAAAAAAGTTAATAAATATAAAAATGAAGTAACTAATATTGGAAATAAAGTAACTGGATATACCAATATAGTAACTAATTATACGAATAATGTAAAAGATTATGGTAATCAAGTAAGTGATTATGCAAATAAAATTGGTGGATTAAAAAAAGATATAACTACTTATGGTAATAAAATAAGTGGATTAAAAAATGATATAACCAATTATGGAAATCAAATGAGTGGATATACAAATAAAATTAGTGGATTTAAAGACAAAATAAGTGATTTAGGTACAAAAATAACTGATTTGGGAACGAAAATAGGTGGTGTTGTTGTAGATACTGCAAATATTACTAAAGATAAATTACTTGAATTTGCGAATAAATTAAAAGGCATAATACAAGACTTAGCACTTGGTAGATTAGAAACATTAATAAAAATAGCGATTCGACCATTAATTAAAGATTTAGTTAATACTATAACTTCTTTAATAAATAATACAGTACTTAAACCATATGAAGTTTTAAAAAAATCTGTTGTACTAATGTTTACAGAAATAAAAGATTCTATAGCCAAATTAACTATGGTTCCTGATTTAATATCAGGTTTTACTAATAAAATAAAAGATTTTTTCGTTAATTTGGGAAGTACTATAGAAAAATCTATCGTAAAGCCTATTAATGATGTAATTAAAAATGTAACCATCATATTTATGTCAATATTTGAAATTTTATTAATAATTATAAATAAAATTATCGAAGTACCTGATTGTATGATTTCTTATACTTACATGGGTATGAAATACTTTTACAATGAAAAAATAAGAAAAACATTCCCTGGTATTTTTGTTTTTATAGCTGATATAACAATAAATGTTACATATTTATTATCAAGACCAATAGTATTATCATTAAATTATTATAATGGTTATGACACTGAAAAAGCAGTTTTTGAAAAATATCAAAGTAAATGTCTAAAATTCGATTTTAAACAACCATTAGATAAAATGAAAAAATCTATAAATGGATTAACACCAAATTTTATACCATTAAAATTAACTTTATCCTTAGATGAAGAAAAAATGTTAATTAAAAAAATATTAGAAAATAAAGTGGAACCTGTTGAAATAGATAAAGACAATGATATTTATAGTGTTCCTCTTGATATATCAAAAATGAATAGTAGTATTAATCAAAAACAAAAAGATGAAATAGAATTAGATAAAACATTAGAAGTAAAATTGAAAGATGAAATAGATGCACAATATAAAAGACAAGACGAAGAAGCTAAAAAATTAAAAGGAGAACAACTTGTTTTACAAAAAGCCACAAAAGCTGCTCTTGTAGCATTAAATTCTGCGAAAGATGCACTTAACCAAACTAAAAAAGCAAAAAAAATAGCCAACTCTGGATTAAAATATACTAAAGAAGCACTGAAAGAAGCACAAAAAGTGTATAATGTAGCTATTGCTAATTTAAAATATGCTGAACTTGCACTTGAAGAATCTAAAAAAGCACTTGAAATAGCAATAAAATCACTTGAAAAATCTAAAAAAATGCTTAAAGAAGCTGAAAAGGCACTAAGAGCTGCGATTGATGCTGCTAAATTTGCTGCCAAAGAAGCAGAACGATTAGCTAAAGAAGCTGCTGCTGCTGCGGAAGCTGCTGCTAAAGCTGCTGCTGAAGCTGCTAAAAGAGAGGCTGAACGAATAGCAAGAGAAGCTGCTGCTGCTGCTAAAGCTGCTGCTGAAGCTGTTGCTGCTGCTAAAAGAGAGGCTGAAAGAAAAGCAAGAGAAGCTGTAGCTGCTGCTAAACGAGAAGCTGAAAGAAAAGCTGCACAAGCTAAAGCTGCGGCTGAAGCTGCTGCTGCCGCTGCTGCTAAAAAAGCTGCTGAAGCTGCTGAAGCTGCTGCTGCTGCTAAACGAGAAGCTGAAAGAAAAGCTGCTGAAACTGCTGCTGCCACTGCTGCTGCTGCCGCTTCTGCTGGCACAGCTATTAGTAATGTAGGTAAATCAGCTGGAGGAGCTATAAAAAAAGTTGGTAAAGTATTTCGATAAAATGACTGGATAATGGCGTAATAACTTATTAAGGTATATTTAATAAAATTTTTTTAATAAAATAATAAAGAAAAATTAATACAACACATCATTATTCAAAAATTTAATATTATTATATTACATATTAATAATAATATGGAATTATCAAATAATTATGTTATACTAATTTTATTTTTAATAGTATTTTTGAGTATTATCATCCATTTACAAAAAGTAAAAGATTATGAAACAGAAGGGTTTAATGTTGCTAAAACAGCAAAGAAAATAGGTCAATCTATTATTAATCCAATAGCAAAAGGTTTAAAAAAAACTGTAGCTAAAGTAGCAGGTGGTGTTACCAGTTTGGTAAGAACAGTTGGTAATGGAATAAAACAAATAGCATCAGTTAAAAATGGTTTAGTGAGTATGATTAGAAAAATAGGAGATTTTTTCAAAAAAGTAATTATGATTATTCCAAGAATAGGTATTCTAATATATAACGGAATAATTAAGCCTATAGGTGGTTTCTTTGTGGCTCTAGGAAATACATTTGTTCAAATCGCATTAATTTTATGGAAAATTATTCAAAAAATAATAAGTTTGCCTAATTGTATGCCTGTTTATATGTATCATGGAGGAAAAGCTGCTGGAAAAACGATGTATAGACAAATGATTCCTGGTCCAATTCGTTTCGTAATATCTTTTATGTATATGGCAATAACATTACCATTATATTATTTCATGATACTACCTTTGGAATTAGTACTCAATTTATTTGGAACAAGTATTATTAAACCATTTAATGATTTGTTTAAAACTGATTGTTATAATTTTAATGTTAAAGGTAATCTTAATTCAATGAAAAATGGATTTGTAGATGCTGCTAAAAATTTTAGTAAATCATTCGGTAAAATGAATTTCGCCTCTATTTGGCGTTAATTAAATAAAAATTGAATTTATTAGTATTAATAATTGTAATATTAATAAATATGAATTTTTGTAGTCCTTGTAGTGTGAATGATGAAAAATTTGCTTCTGCTGCAGCATTAGAAGCATTAAAATCATCAATGACACAAAAACATGGTTGTGTTGCTGTATCAAATGGTAAAATAATAGCACGAGGTTATAATTCACATTATAAAATGTCTAGAAATTCTACATTATGTTCATGTCATGCTGAGCAAGATGTATTAAAAAAATGTATAAAAAGTTTTAAAAACATAAAAAAATTAAAAATATCTATATACGTTGTTAGATGTGATTCAACAGGAAATTATACATTAAGTATACCTTGTAAAATGTGTTATGATGAAATGAAAAAATTTAGAATTAAAAATATTATTTACAGTAATAAAGATGGTGAATTAATAAAATGTCCTTTTAACGATTTTATATCAGATTTTACGACAAGTGGTATGAATGCATTGAGAGATAAACGAATAATACCTTTAAATATTATGAAAAGAAATTATTCGTGACATTTTGTTTTGTATATGATTATTGAAAAATTTATAAATAGTGCTATTTATTTTTTTGTTTAATACGAAATTAATATCAGAAATATAATTTATTTTAATTATTTTTCGTCATCCCTAATTTCAAAACAAAAAATATTTATAATCTCAAATATTTATATTTGCCTCATAAACTTCTAATTGTGTAATCCCTTTTTCCTTTATGTTTGTTTGTTTTACCTTTTTTATTTGTATTTTTTTTACTTTTGCCTTTTAATCCTTTTTTATTTGTATTTTTTGTAGTTTTTCCTTTTAATCCTTTTCCTTTTGATCCTTTTCCTTTATTATATTTCTTGCGCGTGTTTATATTTTTCTTTTTATCATTATTTTTTTTTACCATTAGTTTTATATTTTATAAAAATAATAAAAAATTATATATATAATATTTTAATGAGCACAAAAATAGAACCACCATATAATAAAATTTTTGCTAGTGTATTAGGAGAATTAAGTGAAATATTGCAAAGAAAAGGTGATCCTTTTAAATCAAGAGCATATAAAAAAGCAGAAGAAACTATTTATACTTATGAAGGAGAAATAACAAATGTAGAACAAGTAAAAGGAAAACCTGGTATTGGTGTAGCTGTTTTAAAAAAATTAAATGAACTTGTTGAAACAGGAAAAATAGAATTTTTAGAAAAAGAAAGAAAAGATCCTATTAATTTATTTACAAAAATACATGGTATTGGACCAAAAAAAGCTGAAAAATTAATAGAAAAAAAAATACTTTCCATTGAAGATTTACGAAATAATTTAAATGAATTAAATAATGTACAACAAAAAGGGTTAAAATACTATGAGGATCTTCAAAAAAGAATACCACGTGAAGAAATAATAGAATTTGAAAAATATTTTGACCAATTTTTTCAACAAATAAATGATGGTAATTCTAAATTTGAAATTGTTGGTAGTTACAGAAGAAAATCATCCAGTTCTGGAGACATAGATGTTATAGTAACAAATAAAAATAATGATATTACAATATTTAATAAATTTATAGATTTATTAATTGAAAAAAAAGTGTTGATTGAAATACTAAGTAAAGGTAAAACAAAATCAATGGCTATTGGTATATTATCGGGTGAAGGAAAGGTTGCAAGAAGAATTGATTTTTTATATAGTCCAATTAACGAATATGCTTTTGCTGTGTTATATTTTACTGGAAGCAAAGCTTTTAATACAACAATGAGAGGTCATGCGTTAAAAATGAATTTATCATTAAATGAACATGGTTTATATAAAATGGAAAATAAAAATAAGGGTAATAAATTAGAAAAAATATTTGAAACAGAAAATGATATTTTTGAACATTTAAAATTAGAATATGTTGAACCTGAAAACAGAAAAGATTATACATCTATTAAACATATGAAAGAAAAAACACCCGAAGTAAAATTAATTAAAGAATTAAATAAAGAAAAAGAAAATGAAATATTGAAAAATCCTAATGTTGAAAGAATTAATAAAGAAGGAAGTCCAACATTTAAAATAAAAATAAAAAAAAGTAAAAAAAAGAAAATTGAAAAAGAAAATACACCAAAAAAACAATCGAAAAAAATGAAGAAAGAAGAAAAACCTAAAGAAGAAAAACCTAAAGAAGAAAAACCTAAAGAAGAAAAACCTAAAAAGGAAAAGAAACCTAAAGAAGAAAAACCTAAAAAGGTTAAATCATTAACAACAAAGAAATTAATTGAATTATTTAAAACAGAGGGTATCAAAGTTATTGAATCTGCAAGTGAAGATGATTTAGTTAAATTAATTAAACATACAAATAAAATGTATTACAATGAAACACCTGCTATGAGTGATAATGAATATGATATTGTTAAAGAATATTTTGAAAGAAAATATCCAACTAATAAAGTTTTAGATGAAATTGGTGCTCCAATTAAAAGCAAAGAAAAAGTAAATCTACCATATTTTATGGGTTCTATGGATAAAATAAAACCTACAACAGATGCTCTACAAAAATGGTTAGAAAAATACAAAGGAGAATATGTTATTTCCGCAAAATTAGATGGTGTTAGTGGATTATACACAACAGATAATTTAGAGCAAAAATTATATACACGTGGTAATGGTAAAGTAGGTCAAGATATTAGTCATTTCATCCCCCATTTAAGATTACCTAATATACCCGATGTTGTTATTCGAGGTGAATTTATTATTGAAAAAGAAACATTTAATACATATTATAAAAACGATTTTTCAAATTCAAGAAATTTTGTTTCAGGAATAATTAATTCAAAACGTATTAATAAAAATAAAATGAAACATATTGATTTTGTAGCATATGAAGTTATTAAACCTGAATTAAAACCTTACGAACAAATGAAATTTTTAGAAACAAATGGTTTTAATTGTGTTATTAATAAAAAACTTGATGAAATTAGTAATGATATTTTATCTCAACAACTTGTTTCACTTCGTGATTCATATAAATATGAAATAGATGGTATTATTATATGTCATAATGAAATACATGAACGTAAAGATAAAAATCCTGAACATGCTTTTGCTTTTAAAATGGTATTAACTGAACAAGTAGCAGAGGCTAAAATATTAGATGTTTTATGGAGTCCCAGTAAAGATGGTTATTTAAAACCAAAAATACAAATAGAACCTATACAATTGGGTGGTGTAAAAATAGAATATGCTACTGCTTTTAATGCCGCTTTTGTTGAAGAGAAAAAATTAGGAATTGGTGCAATTGTAAAAATTATTAGAAGTGGTGATGTTATTCCATATATAATGGATGTAATCCAACCAGCTGAACATGTTAAATTTCCTAATGAAAAATATTATTGGAATGATACACATGTTGATATTATTTTAGAAGATAGTAAATCAAATGAAACTGTTTTATTAAAAAACATTACAATGTTCTTTACAACATTGAATGTTAAGCAACTTAGTGAAGGTAATGTTAAACGTATTATAGATAGTGGTTATACAAATGTTCCATCTATACTAAAAATGTCTATTGCTGATTTATTAAAAGTTGAAGGTTTTAAACAAAAAACAGCAGAAAATATATATAACAGTATTCAAGATAAATTAGAAACATCCTCATTAAGTGAATTTATGACAGCTTCTAACATATTTGGTCATGGATTTGGAAAGAAAAAATTTGATTTAATATTGAAATCCTATCCAAATATTTTAGTAGAAAATACGGAAAAATCAATATTGGAAGAACGATTATCATCAGTAAAAGGTATGGCTATGAAAACAGCAAAAGAATTTATAAGTAAAAAAGAAGAATTTGTTCTGTTTATGAAAGAATGTAATTTAAATGATAAATTAAAACCAAGCATGGAAAAAGTAACACATGAAGAAATACAAAGTGATCATGTATTATTTGAAAAAAACATCATATTTACCGGATTTAAAGATAAAGAAATGATGAAAAAATTAGAAGATAAATACAATGTTAAAATAAGTAATACTGTAAATTCAAAAACATTTGCTGTTGTTGTCAAAGATTTAAGTGAAGATAATAATAAGACAAAAAAAGCAGTTGAAATGAAAATACCTATTTTTACAAAAGATGATTTTATTAGCAAATTTAAAATATAAAAAAAAACAGGGCGTCCCCTGGAATCCTTTTTTAAACTCAATTTGTTCTAAAAGAAAGGTTTCAATAAACTTTTAACTAGCTATATACTAATCACCTTAACAAATAGTATTTTATTATACAATTTAATGTTGGCCAGACACCAATCGTATAATATAATACAATCTATCAACTTTTCGTATTTGATGAAGGCCACTTAACTTAAGTGTTACCACATCATCAACTATACTTAACATAGGTTAAAAACTCACCTAATTAAAGATTTTTGTTTTCCTAATTTGGACCAAGTATAGTAGTCCCCATACTCTCTCACCCAGTGTATGGTCAGGGGGTATTTGTGCTCCACTTTATCACAATTATATATTTTTTTATTATATAACCGCTGGAGATTATTAGACAAATGATAATAATCGCACACAAATGATTTAATTAAAATTTAGACCGACGACAATTAGCATCTTGCTCTGCTAAAAGGGGGGTTATAGTTCATTTAGCTTTTAACCCAGGACACACCACGAGGAGGCGAACTACTTTATGTCCCAATGTTTATGTTATTTTTTATTTTTTCTATTTTTTTAAATTGCTTTTCTACACAATGGACAACAATGATGATGTGTTCTTGTAATTATCTTGTAAAAACAACTTGTACATAATTTATGACCACAATGTAATGTCGTAGTACCAACATCTCCAAGACTATTGTAACAAACAGGACATCCGTTACAATCGCTTTGTATTGCCTCTTTTTTTCGTTTTATTACTGTTAATCGCCCTTGAACCATGTTATTCCAATCCATGATTTTTTCAATGTAAAGAATCAACTCACATTTATTTTTTTTATAAATATTTTCACGTAAAATGAATGTCGATGATGAATAATGGTTTACCCTCCACTGTTCTTCATCAAATGTTTCTGGGTTATTTAGATATTTATCATCAATGTAAGGTAGTGTATATTTGTTCAGCAAAATGCAAGATAGGCGAAGTAATTTTAGTTTTGTAAGTAGCGATAATTGTTTTTTTACCGCGATTATATAATCCAAGTACGATTTATAGAATTGTTGTCTATACTCAATGTTAGATAACATGTTATCAAATAACATCTCATCTAATTTGCAATTCGTGATTGTGTGTTTATGTGAATTGCAATAAAAGCACCGTTTCTTCTCCATTGTTGACATTGTTATTGTCCTTATTTTTGTCTAATATTTTGTTACATACAGTATTTCAATTCAATTTTTTTCATAATTATTAAATTGTATATTTTTTTACACCTTTGATCATTTAAAAAGCCAATTTAATAATATAAAAATTCGTAAACATAATAAAGAATGTTTATATATTTTTATATATAATTATGATAATAAACCAACAAACTCTATTGTATAAATCATCTAAATAATACCCAAGGGTTGTTCACTATATTGAATTAAATTATATATTTTCATACTAATTACTATAAATAGTAAAAACTCCATGACTCTATAAGTTAAACTTAATTTACGAATTGTACAGCGATAAATATATTCATGTATAATTAGGTTTATTTTAATAAACTTAAAATAATATTTCCAGTAATTACTTGGTATATAATGATATACATTATATGCAAATATAGCGAAAGTTACCATTGTCCAATGAGATATTTGATATGGTATAAAAAATGCACCACCTTCTAGTATCATATCATGTTCGCCATTTATAAACTGATATGTATGTGCATATATATCTACAGGTGTTGCAACTAAAGTTAAATACCAAAAATAACTTAATTTACGAATCCAGTATTTATGTATATATGCAGTTTTGCATGGTTTTTGATGAACCTGAAATGCGTTTGCGTAAGAATCTGCCATTTCTTCAGAGAAATATACATGTTCAAAAGCAGGATGGCTCATACCACTATACATTAAATATGTTACTGCGGCAGCATATGGTTTATATTCTTTTTTATAATTCGTATATTCTTCTTGTATAATATTATGCCATTTATTATCTAATAATTGTAATTTATAAAACTTATTTTTACTCATTTATTTGTATATTAAATTAAATTATATTTATATTGCTTATGTATAAAATAAATTTTGTTTTTTCTATATTTTGTATAATTATTAAAGCACATTGTGGAGAGCAAGAAAAATAAAATAATTGGTAGTTTTAAAAAAAATAGAATTACGGAAAATAAATAAATAAAAAAAAATTGATTTATTATAATAGTTTTTATAATTGTAAAAAATACTATGAATAACACAATGAGTGACAATTTACATATGGATCTATTGAATTTTCTTAAAGATGTTGAAAAAGCTGAAGTTTTTGTTGAAAAAGACTTTAAAAAAAGAGCGAAAGAAGTTTTTGAAAAATTTTATGAAAGTGAAATGAAATTTGATGAAAACGATGAAGCAGAATATTTGAAAGAAAAAAATACAGCATTGGAAAAAAATGATATTGAGACGTTAAATGAAATAAAAGAGTTTGAAGATTTTCGTTCAAATATTGTATGGATCTGTAAAAATATAGAAAACGTCGATTTTCAAGATGATACAGTGAAAGAAAGATTTGAAAGTGTATATGTTTTTCTAAAAAAAATGAATTCAGGATTGGATGAACTAAATGAAACAATGAAAGAACTTAACAATTCACTTAAAAATGCGGCAGAACTTTTGACTACGTATGTTAATAATAATTTAGATGGACAAAATACCAATACCAAAGAATTAATTAGTAACTAAAATTATGAAAACCCATCTATAAACATATTACGAAAGCAGTCATATTCTTGTCTTAACATATAATAAATAATAATACAACAATTTATTAATACAGCTCCTTCAGAAATAATAATTGGTAAAATTCTATAATAAATTCCATATACTGACATCAAAGCAGATGCTAATATATTAAAAAACATAAATAAATAAGATATATCTTTGATTTCTTCACTTTTTAATGTTTTTATTGTTTGAGGTATGAATGATAATCCTACAAATATTGAACCCAATAATCCTAATATATCAATATGATTCATTATATTAATATATTATAATAATATTTAAATTACTTTTTTTGTTTGTTTTTACGTGTCATTTTTCGCACGTTTTTTTTATTTTTCTTAGTATTTTTTTTAGAAATTTTCTTTTTATTCATTTTTGTTTTTTTATTATATTTTTTTGTTTTCTTACCACCATATCTTCTTTTTTTTGATTGTGGTATATAATCCACGTTCATTTCTTCACTCATTTCTTCATTGTTACTATAATTACTTTTATTATTATTATTTATAGATCTTTTTGAAGCAATAGAACTATTAGAACCATTACTTGGATATCCATCCTCAGTATATATATTCATAATTTCATTTCCATACATATTTGGTCCTCCACGTTTTGACCGATTATTAATTCTTGTAAATACACTGTTTGGTTCTTTACGGTTGACTGCAAAAAATTTTTCTTCAAATCTTTTATTTTCTTCATTACTGTTAGATTCATTTTCATAATATACACCCATTCCTTTGGTCATGCTTGGTTTTTCAAAATATTGTGTTTGTCCTTCTGGTAATTTATAATTTCTAACAAATTCTTTTAAATCTGCTAATGGGTCTGTTAAAGCTGCTTCCACTAGGTCATTTAATGCATTTTTAGATAAAGCTTCATCAATAACTGTAAATATTTGTTTTCTTTGTTCTTCAATCACGCCTTTTTTAATGTGTTCATCTAAAGCAATACCAAATATTTTTCTTAATTCATTTTCTAATCTATCAAAGTCACCAACATCTTTAACTTTAACTTTATTATCTTTTCCACGTGTTAAATATGGTGTTAACGATACTAATTCAATTTGTTTAAATATTTCATCTTTACATAAATTATTTTTTTTAGCAAAATAAATAATAAAGATCATACATATTTTTACCAAATCTACACCAGCATTAGTTGAAATAGTATTTTGAAAATCAAGTGTTCCTGCTTCAATTTCTGTTCTTTGTGAAAAAACACGACTATAGTATTTTAATATTAATTCCCATAAATTATTATTTTTAAATAAACTAGGAGCAAAAATTTGTACAAATCCTTGAACTATATTTCGTGGTATACGTTTGCCAGATGGAAAATATTGTGTTATTTTTGTTTCATCAAAAATATCGTCTGCTAATTCTTCAAATATATTATTTTCTTTATTTTCTTTAAAACTAAAACATTTCATAAAAGATTTTGAATAATATTCCCATTCTTCTTCTCCTTTCTTTCGGTTTGGTTGACTTTTACATAATTTTATATTCTTTTCTTTTAAATAAACATAAACATGTTCTTCTAAATCTTCTGGTTTAAAATAGGTTGGAGCACTTTGCATTACTTTATCAAATTGATCTGGTTTCAAATATGCATCAAATGAAGCTAATTGAACCATTATATTAAGTGACGCAGCTTTTCGCAAATCATCTGAATTTAATTCACCATCTT